AAGATAACAACTTTACCGAAATGCGTGAAGCTGAATTATTGAGAGAAAGATTAAGTACTCTTAACATGGTCGATCCATATGTCGGTAGATATTTTTCAGCTGAATGGGTTAAGAAAAATGTTCTTAGATTTACTGATGAAGAAATCGAAGCACTTGATAAACAAATTGAATCTGAACCAGAAAGAGTGGATCCTAATCAACCGCAAGAACAAGTTGATCCGGAACAGTATCAACCAGAAGATAATACCGTAGATAACACATCAAACGAGTCACAGACTCCTGAATTAGATAATGCGGTAGATCGATATTCAAACGTACTAAATAAAAAATAGAGGTGTAAATTATGGAACAAGTAAGAAATTTTATTGATTTGGTAGCACAGGGAAATAACATTGATGCAAAATCCACACTTGAGGATTTAATTTCTTCAAGAGCTTTTGATTCTTTGGAATCAAAAAAGAGAGAGATGGCATCATCACTTTTCTCATCAGACGAACAAACGGACTCACAAGAATAGTAAGATGAAATCATTAGACGAATTTAAATCTAAATTGACTGAAGAAGAGAAGAAAGATTTCTCTAAATTTGATGCATTGGTACGAGCAGGTCTGGCAAATAAAGCACAGATCACTCGTCTGCATCAAATTCTGGATAAGATGGGTGAAGAACGTCCAGTATTTAATAATGCTGACCGTATGATCATGCAAAATCTTTTTAACAAAATGATAGATTTGATTTCTAATAATAAACAAATTTTTCAACAAACTAGAAGAGCGGTAAGAGAAGAAGTTGAACTTGATGAAGGCATCAAAGACACTTCAGATTACAAACTATCCCCTTCAGGGCGAAAAGTTAAAGCTCACAGATTTAAAGTCGGTGATGATCTTGAAATGGATCAAGAAGACAAAAGAGATATCAATGAAGAAATAACCAAAGGTCTTCCTCCTTTTGCTTTAGTTCTGAAAAGAAAAGCAATTCGACAGTATCCAAACAACACAATGGTTGCTCTTTACTGGAGCGACAAGTTAAAAAGATACTTTAGTGTACCCTTTGAAGAAGATAGTGGCAAAATTACTGGCATCATACAATCAGAAGAAGTTGAACCATTGGAAGAAATGGTTCTCGATTCTCTGAAGAAAATCGTACAAGGTAAACAGGCATCTTCGGTTAAGTTTGACTCCGGACATACAAGAAAAATTGATCACTTTACGGCTTCGGCTATCGTAAATATTCACGGTGCTTTAAATGATGAAAACAAAAAAAAGTTTGCAACAATGATTCAAAAATCACCTGAACATTTTGCTAAAGCTTCCGATTTTGCATTTAAGCAACACAAATGAAAATCATAGATTTAATTATAGAAAATAAACTCTCTGAAGCCAAAGATATCATCAGAGAGAAGTTAGATATAATTCTACAAAGTAGATTGGAAGAAGTTAAAAAATATGTCGCAGAAAGAACTTATGTTGAATCTGAAGAAGAGTTGACCGAAGCGGTAAGAAAATCAACCAACATCGTAAAGATGGGACGTATCAAAAGAATACGTAGAAGAATTCGCAGAAACAAAAAAGGTAAGATCGTTGTTCAAAGAAATAGAGTAAAGTCTGCTGTAAAAGGTTACCGTGTACAAGGCAACCAACTTAAAAGAATTACAGCAACACAAAGAATTAACAAAACAAGAAAGTTAAAAAGATATTGGAAAGCAAAAGGTCGTGCAAGATTACAGAGAACTCTTTTAAAGAGAAAAATGTCTATGCGCCGCCGACAATCTATGGGGATACGATAAATGGCATACGAAGTTAGCAACTCAAGAAGAGGCAGCTCAATCATTAGATGTGAAGGTGCTGCTACATATACTATACCTTTGACACAATTATCGGCAAATACCTCACTAGAGAATGTCGATAGTGCTTCTATTAAAAGAATTGCATGGTCGACAGGTGGTACAGTAACGATTGGTAGAGGTGCGACACCTAATACGGTTGCAACACTCTATGGATCAGGTGAAATTCGTTTAGATGATTATGGACACTCGTTAGCTAACGGTGCAACAGGTAATATTGTTGTTACTATTGCTACTGGTGGAACATGTTTTCTAGAAGTATCTAAAACTGCAACCTACACTACAGATTTGAACCTATTATGAAACTCATAACAGAAATGACCGAAGACGTTCGGTATTTAACCGAAGCCACAGAAAATGGTAAGAAGTCACTCTTCATTGAGGGACCATTTTTGGTTTACAACCGTCCAAATAGAAATAACAGAATGTATTCAAAAGACATTATGGAACGAGAAGTCAGTCGTTATAATGAAGAATACATCAAAACTAATAGAGCTCTTGGTGAACTGGGACATCCAGACACACCAACAATTAACCTCGAACGTGTCTCTCACATCATCACTGAATTGAGAGATGATGGTCAGTGTTATATTGGTAAAGCAAAAATACTAGAAACACCGTATGGAAATATTGTTAAAAACTTTATTGATTCCGGTGTAAGGTTAGGTGTATCTTCTAGAGGAATGGGCACACTCGCTCAGTCTAAGAATGGTATCAATCTAGTGCAAGATGATTTCAGATTAGCAACAGCAGCTGATATTGTGGCAGATCCTTCTGCACCAGGCGCTTACGTTAATGGAATTATGGAAAATAAAGAATGGTTGTTTGTAGAAGGTCGATACGTAGAGGTCGACATAGATAATGCTAAGAAACAAATTAAGAGAGCAAGCGGAAAGCAAGTCGAAGAAGTTGCTCTAAAACTATTCGAAAATTTCATTTCAAAACTTTAATTTTATAAATAAGATATCATAAAGGAGATTCCTAATGGCAACAAACAAACTTTTCGAAGCTGCTGCCGACATTCTTACTCAAAGTAAGTCTAAAGCACCAGCAGAGCCAACAAAGAAATTGGAAGGTGAGGTCGTAGACCTTGGCGGTCCTAATAATACAGACGCAAAACCTCTCGACGACTCGGAAAAAATTGATGCTACTAAAGCTGCAAAATCAGCAACAGCACCAACAACAAAACCGTCTGCTGCTTCAGCTGATACTCAGTTGAAAATGAATAAAGAAGAAGTTGAGTCGGAAGATAAGATGGACTTATCAGAAGATATTAATGCTATTTTTGCTGATGATTCCACAATCTCGGAAGAATTCAAATCAAAAGTTTCTACAATTTTTGAAGCTCGAGTTTACGACAAGATTAGAATGGTTCAGGAAGAATTAGAAACACAATATGCTTCTATGTTAGACGAAGCCGTTGAGTCAGTTAAAGAAGACTTGACAGAAAAAGTTAATGACTATCTTTCATATGTTGTTGAACAATGGATCGCCGATAACGAAATCGCTATCGAATCCGGTTTGCGTTCAGAACTAACAGAAGATTTCATTTCAGGTTTACGTAACCTGTTTGCAGAACACTATATTGATGTTCCAGCAGAAAAAGTCGATCTGGTTGAAGAGTTGGCATCTAAAGTTGAAGAACTTGAGTCAAAACTCAACGAAGAAATCGAATACGGTATCGATCTCAGAAAGTCTCTGGTCGAATCACGTAAAGTAGAAATTGCTCATGAAGTTACCGAAGGCCTTACTGCCACGCAAGTAGAGAAGATCAAGTCACTCGCAGAGAGTGTGGATTATTCCACAGAGGAAGAATACAAAGACAAACTTGAAACAATTCGAGAAAACTATTTTCCGTCAGGCATCAAGAAGGCTAATGTAAGTCAACTTCAAGAAAAAGTAGAAGACGGAGCTTCAGAAAAAACTGTAGCAGCTGATCCATATGTTCAGTCCGTCATGAATGCTTTATCAAAAACAAAAGTTTAACCTAAAAAATTCTAATCAAGGAGAATTTAATGTATCTTTCAGAAGAACTTCAATCAAAATGGCAACCAGTCTTGGAACATGCAGACTTGCCAGCAATTAAAGATCCATACCGTAAAGCTATTACAGCTTTGGTTTTGGAAAATCAACAACAAGCAATGTTGAAAGAAGGTGGATTTATGGCCGAATCATCACCAGCAAACTCAGCTGGTACCGGTGGTTTTGGTGCTAACGCAACTGCAACAGGTCCAGTCGCCGGTTTTGACCCAATCCTGATCAGTCTGGTTCGCCGTTCATTGCCTAACCTGATCGCTTATGACATCTGCGGCGTTCAACCAATGACAGGTCCAACAGGACTTATCTTTGCAATGCGTTCAATGTACGGCACAGACCGTGTTCCTTCAACTGGTGCAGAAGCTTTCTATAACGAAGCTAACACAGCATTCGGTGGTACAGGTTCACAAGGTTCTATTTCGTTGGCTGCTAACACTGCATTGGGTAGCGGTAACGTATTTGCAACATCAATGACCAACGGCGTTGGTATGGACACAGCAACTGCTGAAGGTCTGACACCATCAGAAATGGGATTCTCAATCGAGAAAGTTTCGGTTACTGCAAAGAGCCGTGCTTTGAAGGCTGAGTACTCAATCGAATTGGCACAAGACTTGAAAGCTGTTCATGGTCTGGATGCTGAAACAGAATTGGCAAACATTCTTTCTTCAGAAATTCTTGCTGAAATCAACCGTGAAGTTCTGCGTACAATCTACGTTACTGCTAAGGTTGGTGCTCAAGTTGGTACTACAACTGCCGGTACATTTGACCTGGATACAGATTCAAATGGTCGTTGGATGGTTGAGAAGATTAAAGGTTTGGCTTACCAACTCGAACGTGAAGCTAACGTTATTGCCAAGACAACACGTAGAGGCAAAGGTAACGTTATGATTTGTTCTTCAGACGTTGCTTCCGCATTTGCGATGGCTGGTCTGTTGGATTATCAATCAGCTCTTCAGGGTCAAGTTAACTTGGCAGTTGATGATACTGGCAATACTTTTGCTGGTACAATGTTTGGTCGTATCAAGGTCTATATCGACCCCTACTTCCCAACATCATCAACATCAGAGTTTGCAGTTGTTGGTTACAAAGGTTCCAATGCATATGACGCTGGTCTGTTCTACTGCCCATACGTTCCTCTGCAAATGGTTCGTGCTGTTGATACCAACACATTCCAACCAAAAATTGGATTCAAGACTCGTTACGGTTTGGTTGCAAACCCATTCGCAGAAGGTACTGCACAAGGTTCTGGCGCACTCACCGCTAAGAGCAACGTGTACTACAGAGCGATGAAAATTGCGAATATAATGTGATGTAACTTAAAAAATCACCCTCAAGAGTGATATTTT